TTCGTGTGCTTTCAGCGTCACGCAAATCGTATGTTATTGTTGTGCTATTGGCAACTTCATCAACAACCGTTTCATTCACTGAGATGGCTCCACTGTTTGAAGCATTTGCGATAACTGTACGTGTCGCATTATTTGAAGTAGTATTAGATATAGTTATACTTGCACCGTTTATTAATACTGGAAATCCATTAGAGGAATCGAGAATCTTATTATATGTACCCAGTATGTTTCCCACTCCAGAGTATGTGATTGTTTTTGCTACATGAGAAATTGTATCCGCTGAATAAGTTTTCGTTGTGCTAACTCCAGTTAAGTCTACAGGCGGAGATGTTGTGCCATTGGGGAGATAATCTTCTCGCACATTGTATATTTTAAATAAGTCTGTACTGCTTACTCCAGTCGTGTCATTGAATTTTATTACAGACCCCTCTTTTAAAAATAATTTCTTAGCTGTTTTTAACTTAGTTACATCGTCAGCATCTACATTGAGAACCACTCTTGTATTTCCATCTGGGGTAATAGAAAATGATAGTATATCAAAGTGCTGAAACTGCTTATCTAAACTATCATCCAATGTTGAATATTGAGTTTTATATCTAACTAAGTCATTCCCGCTTATATGCGCTCTCATAAAATCTGTCTCAGGTGATGCAGTTTTAACAAGAGTTTTATCTGGACGCCTAGACAGTTTTCCAGATATACGATTATTAATATTAGTCATCGTCTGGAAAAAGTTATCAGCTATATCACGAGGGGAAAATCTATCTGCGATACCTCCAGAAAAATCAGCCAATATTTTTCTAAGATTTTTCTGTGGCATTAGTAGTCCTTATGAATTGATTGTATAATTTCTTCTTTATATATTTTATTCTGAGACAGCATTTTATCCTTCTCAATATAATATTCCTGTTTTAAAAGGATTGAGGCTTCTGGATTTAATCGTCTCAAAATCTGTGCCGTAGCATATAGCACCATAACATCAGCAAAAGACTGGTTACTATTCTCAGCTAAAATGTCTGGGACAGTAGTATCGGCAACGCCTTGCAAAGTATCGGGGTCGTAAACAAAATGTATTCTTAGAACCTTAACCTCAGTAGGGGTTGGATACACTCCTATATATTTGCCATACTGATAAACATACTTAGCAGATGGGGTCTCAAAGGGGTAAACTGTAGCCATTATGATATATCCAATTCTAAAATGTCGTCATAATCAATAAAGCCCATTTTCTTCCCATCATAGTCAACTCTAAGAATTGAAACACAGTCAGTAGGAATCGTGTACCTTTCTTGATTAGCAACGGTGTTAGCAGTAGCAGATTTTCTTAAAATCATTCCTTCTCTATTTAAAACTTCTTGACACATGCTCAAGTGGTAATCAATCTCTTCGTCTGATACAGTCTCTTTATCAGTATTCCCAAGTCCCATCCTAACAAGGTGTCTCAAAGTTTTTAAATCATTAGTAGTTACAGCCATTTACTCTCCTAATTTGGTCTTTCAAAAGAAAGTATATTTGGTTTCTGGGATTCAGTTACAATATAGCGTTGATTAATAGATTCAATAGTCTGATTATAAACTCCCAGCATTGCCATCCCCTCATTCGCCTGACCTAATTGCATCAGGCACTGTGCTGCCGCATAATCAATTACCAAATTCTCTAAAAATGCCGGCAAACTACACTCAGTTGCTCGGACTTCTTGAGGTAATCTGATATATATTAAATGCAGGGCATCGGTTGCATGTGCTGCTAACGTTTGACTAAACTCAAGTCGTGGTTTTCCAGCATTTGCCGAATCCGTAGAAAATACAGAGAAATATCTACCATTTACTGGAGCCGACCCATAGACTTTATAGAACGGATGTGAGCCATTCCTAATATCAAGCAATAAATCATAGGGGACTTGCTCCGCTCTTTGAATTGTATCTCCACCAATAGCTGTCTTACATTGTAATTCTACAATCCTAAGTAAGTCTGTAGGGGCATTATATACATTAGCAGAACCGCCAGAAGAGGTATCTATCTCATTAAAGATAACCATATTCTGTGAACTTGTACCATCTGCCAAGAAAACATTGTCAGCAACTTTGTTAGCAATGTCTAATTGACCTTCTTTTATAAACTCATCTATATCAGAAGTAAATGGAGGAGAATCCTCCGTTGACGCCGTTGATATTGAGAACGCTACATTCGTTTGGGTAACCTGAAGGGTTCTCGCCCCTAAAATAGTTACCGTTGCAGTATCTACGGTAGAGGTAACGCCACTGGCTGATGAAAAAATAGCATTTATAGCTGTATTTAGATTAGCAGCCATTGTATTTGGCGTAGTATTTAGTGTAGCACTTGCCTTATTGGTCTCAGTTCCATGAATTGTAATATCAACATCATTGATAGTGATAATATCACCATTAGTAGGGTCAGCAGCATTACATACAATAGTATGGTTCCCTGTGTCGAGACCAAGTTTTCTACGAACCCTATCTTCTAATTGCGCTAAAGTCGCCATTCAAATCCTTTCTATTATCAGGGCAAGCAGAGCCTGCCCTGATATAGTTTTATACAGATTAACCCTTAGGTTAGACTATCAGCTTGATTTATAACTTCCATTACTGAGAAGTCAGTACTATTAAACGTAGTCTTAGCCATCTCGTAGATAATAGCGGCTGAGATACTCAGCTTATTACCACGGTCAACTGTTTCTTCATGCCATTGGTGGTCTCCACCAAAAGCAACAACGCCAGCCTGAGCGCCTAACAATAAGTTCCTATTAGCATTTACGCTATTAATAGTACACTTTTGTATTAGGTCATGCTCATGCACAACAACGCTGTCCCACATTCCTAGCGCACCAGTGAACAGAGGATTATCTACACCACGAGGCATAGCATATTGTTGAGCAGCCTGCCACACAGTATTGTTTTTCAACTCATGTGCAGTTTCAGGGTGAACAAGCAATAAGTAATAATCCTTGCCGCCAACACGAATTGGACGGAACTTGGGATAGGCTAATTTTGCACGAGCTACAGCAGATGAAATCAATAATGGGATGATTTTATCTTGAGTAGCATGCAAATTACCTACTGGAGTTGTAGTAACTGGTGTACCATTATCATTGAAGATAGTGTATGTACTATCAGTAAATGTGTAAGTAGCCTCATTTACTCCAGTTGCACTTAACGTTCCAGCCGCACCTGACAGGGCATCAATCATGTCCTTTTCCATCGTTTCAGCAAACCAAATCTTTAAAGATTCGAGTGCTTCCTGACGAAAATCAATCAAGACCTTCTTGTCAGCCATTTTACCTTTACTCAAAACACCTTGACGCAGTTGGTCAAGCGCCACTGTCTGAACATAGGTTTCAATAGGAACTTCGTTGCCAGCTAAGGTGTTGTCGCCTGTTACACCTGAGCCTTCGATTTTCATTTTAAGACCAAAGGTAACGTCTTTACCACGAGTACCTTGTAGGTCAGTTAATACATGAATAGCCGCATTACTACCACCAAAGAAACGAGACAAATAAGTGTCGTTCTTAGCTTGTGTAAACAGCTCTTTACGCCATCTCGATACTTCGAGACTCGCATTCCATAAGACTTCAGCCATTGCTTACGCTCCTTTCTTTAGAGTGGAGCTACATACTCAATAAAAACCTTCATGGCGCCTTGCGTCATGTCGGCTACTGCTGAGATTACTATGTAGCTATCAGTTATACAGTTATGTCCAAGGAAATTATTACTTGCATGAACAGTCCGCCCACCAGTATAGATTCCAACGGTATGATTATTCACACCAGAATCATCTGCTAGACCATCTATATCACCATCTGTCCCTGCTGTTCCATTAACATCAGATATTCCCATATCGAAGCCATCATTCCATGCAGATGTAACAACGCAGGTAACATTAGTGACAATAGACCCTACAGGTATTTTCCCAAGAACGTATGTGTTAGCGGCTGTTGCGAAGTCTCCAAAAACCAAATCCACAGCGAAAACATTGACTCTACCAACTTCATCATTGGTAGTGTTCAATCTAATCGATGAATCAGGATTGATACCATCGGCAGCCATTACGCTTACGTTTGCCATTTTTTTCTCCTAATTTAAACCTAGAAGTTCTTGTCTTTTTTCATCTGGCAACTTAGCCCACTGAGCATCAGTTAAATTGTCGTAATCAATCTCAAGCTCAGAAGAGTTTACCTTCGATAAATTCGTAGGAACCTTCTGCCCTTCAGTAATTTTTTCAACAGTTGTTTTTGTCTGAGTTTCAGCTTGCTCTTTATCTGCGTCACCAGAGAAATAACTAAAATCATTGGTCTCCTGTGCATGCACAGTTTCCAAGTAGTTTAGCATAGAGTTAGAATCAGGTACAGCGCCTAAGGCAATTCCTCTCGCATTCCCTTTCTTGACCAATTCAACAACGTCATCTTCAGAGGCATACTCTGGATGGTTTTCAGAAAACTTTTTGCGAGCTACATCAGCGGCTGACTTAAACTCACCGTTTTGTCGCCTCTCGTCTTGCTGTTTAGCTTGCTCATCAACGATGTTTTTAGCTACATCAGTTGCAAGTTCCTTTACACCTTCTGGAGTATATATGTCGTACTCTTTATTTGTATCTTTTCCCGTGTCAGCCACAGATTCATCAGGAGTCGTTGTACTGTTAGCAGTGGTAAGGTCAGCTACCCTCTGCTTCAATTTCCCAATTTCTTCCGCCTGCTTACCCGTAA